CCCGGAATGAACATGACAATTTGGGATGGGATGAATGACGAATACGTTTTGGTTGATTCTTCTTTTGTAATGGGCAGCACGACTGTTCCGCTTACAAACCCAACACGTTTCAAGCACGGAGCTGGTGTCAATTTCTCTGCTATGCCAGCAAGCATAAAACAAGCAGTAATTCATTTCGTAGTCGCTCTCGTAAAACAACGTGGACAAGGTGGAATTGTCCTTAACGAAATTGGTGAGCCTTCTGCTGTGACGCCAAAAGCTCAAGGTTCTGCCGAAGACATGATGGCTGCATACGACCTTCTCGACCAATACCGTATTGTTTGGGCTCGTAGTTAATGTCCAGAGCTACGGTTCGAGCAGCAATTACCAATTATCTTGTTGGTGCAGGTATTACAAACCTTTCGACTGTTAAACCTTTTCCTGCAAAATTCACTCCTGAAATGGAGTTTTATGCTGGTGAAGACCCCGGACATAGCTCAGGTGCAATTCTTTACATCTATTTCGAACGTGAATCCGAAAAACGTATTGCTTTAGGTGGCGCACATTCTGGTAAAAAAGCCGTTGAATACTCGGTTGTTTTAGATTGTTTCCTTCGTTCTACTCATCGCAAATCAGAGGACGCCGGTGCTGATAACGAGGAATTTCTTGATTCTTTAATTGCAGCGATTAGGGCAGACCGTAATGCTGGTGCGCCTGGAATTATTTTTCAATGGGGAGAGGGTCTTTTTCCCGGTAGTTCTGACATAGATGTAACATCGTATTACCCACGTCAATTAAACGGTTCTGCTAGTTCGACACAAATCTATTCTTCGGTTAGAGTTGCAGTCATTGAGATTTTGAACACATAGGAGCATTATGTCAAAGTTCACTTACACAGGCGACCAAAAGCGTGTTTATCCACACATAACCGTTACTGGTGCTGTCCTTGTGGCAGAAGCCGGTAAGACCTATGACCTTGAATTTCAGCCATCTGATGGTCGTTGGGAAGCAGTATCAACTCCAAAAGCCCCTAAGACGACCCCACAAGCCGATTCTGAGCCCGCAATAGAAGAAGTAACCCCAACCATTAACGAGGAACAATAATGCCTACAAATCAAGCCTATTTATCAGCCAACAGCTATCTTGGACTTGTCCTTGAAGCTAACCTCGCTGCCGGTGTAACAACACCTACTCGTGGTACTGCTTCGACAGGTTCATACTCGCCTTATTTCATTCCAGTTACCTCTCCACAGGTAACACCTATGCAAACATTCCTTCGTGATGAAGCCTTGCGTGGTTCGCCTAACCTTGTGTACGACCAAGTTCAGGGTGTCCGTCACGACGAGTATGACTTCAAGTCATACCTTTACGCCGACACTTTTCCAATGTTGCTTCTCTCAGTTCTTGGTGGAAATGACATTACAGCTAACGTAACTGGCTCGGCTTACTCACACACCATCGGTCTTTACAACGATGCAACACACGGTTCACAGCCATTGTCTTACTCAATTATGGACTTTGACGGTGCTAACTATTTCCTCGTTTCAGGCGCACAAGCAGAAAGCCTAAACATTACTTTTGGTGCAGAAGCGTCAGCAGACGGAACAATCAAGTTCTTTGGTAATCCATACGTTTCTTCAACAACAGCACCAGCACCGTTCACTTCATTCTCTTACGTAGAAGAAACAGGCGAACACCCTATTCCTGCTTGGGACACAACCATTGTAATTAACGGAACAACCTACAATTACATTTCAACTGGTGAACTTAAAATTGACCGTAAAACAAAGCCTATTTTTACAATGGGAAATCAAGGTCCATACGTCAACTTTGCTGGTCCAGTTGAAGTAACAGGTAAGTTCACTGCCGTTGTCAACAGCACCACAGACACGTTCTCAACACCTTCTGCGTACAACACATCAACAGGTCAGGTAACTTCTTCAGCGTTTGCACTGGGTCGTTCACCAGAAGCTATGACAATTACGCTTTCTGACCCTAACGACATTACAAGCGGAACTAACCACAGCATTGTTTTGCAGCTCTCTGCGGTTCAGTTTCATGACGTAAAGCGCACACGTGGTAAGGAATACACCGAAGTTGAGGTATCATTTACTGCTAGCGGAAATACGTCTGACATTCCAACTGGAACTGGTTACTTGGGTTATTCACCAATTAAGACAGTTACAACGAACGCTCAGTCATCTGCTTACCAAACCGGCTACTAATTAACTAAGGGGAGAACATGCCAGCAATAAACTTATCCACAGGCGATTCAGCAATTCTTTATTCTCGAAATGAGATTAGCGAACGTACTAATCGTGCCATTTCTAAAGCCTTTATGGCAGCAGGTTCCATTGCAGCAAAGCTTCAAGGTCTTGGCTTCGATGAAACAAAACCTGAAACATGGAGCAAATGGGCTGAACTTACGCCAGAAGAACAAGAAAAAATTAACGAGTATCAAGCAACGCTAATTGTGGGCTTCGTAAAATCTTGGTCAAAAGGAGAGTTGCCAACATTGGACTCATGTTTGGATTTGCCAGCCGTTTTGTTTCAAGAATTGGCTAGTGCTTGTTCGGATGAATTTTCAAAAGCACCTGATTTCTCACCGGATGGTGTGACAGACCCAAAAGTGCTTACCGCAGAATAAATAGACTTCGTTCTGCCCTTGAAGGCAAGGATGTCGAAATAGACACAGAACTTGCTTCATTTTTCAGGGAGTACCGTTTTCGCTCTACGTTTGTTTGTTCGCATGATGATTACTTGAACCAGCCAAGCGAGATGGTCGATTGGTTGCTTACAATAGATAGCGTGGTCAAGGAGATTCAAAATGGATAATTTTTCAATGCACGTTAGCGGTGTTGATAACGTTGTCAAATACTTAGAAGCTCAGGTTGCCCGCCTTGACGAAGCATCAAGAAAAATTGTCGAAAAAGGTGGTTTAATTATCGCCAACCACGCCAAAGATGAATTCAAAGGTAGCGGAACTGCTGACAACAATTACCCAAATCCAACCTTTAGAACAGGCAACCTTCGTAATTCCATTAAAGTTCTCGACGTTCGCAGAGAAGCTTTAGGAACTTGGTCAAGTAAAACTGGTCCAACCAAAATGTACGGTAGGCGTGTCGAGCTTGGGTTTAGTGGAACAGTAAGTGGCTACACAGCAAAAAGAGGCGGTACTACTTATACTGTGGGTTCATACCAAGCCACTTCAAGGGCGTTTCCGTATTTGGCTCCAGGATTTGAAAAAAGTAGGGGAGAACTACAAGAACTCTATTCGTATGAATGGCGAAAGGCACTCTCCTAATGTCTGATTCCTTAATGCCACCAGTAATCGTTGAGATTATGGCTTCAATCAAAGATTTTTCTGCAAAGAAAGACGAAACCATTGCAGGAATGAAAGAAATCCAAGCTGCTGGTGATACCACCGGTGCCAAACTTGGCGCACTTGGAACCAAAATTGGCAATTTTGCTTTAGTGGGTGCAGTTGGAGTTGCTGCCTATGCAACCAAACTTGCTATGTCGTACCAAGAAGCTCTCGACACAGTAGCTCGAACCACAAACCTTACCAAACAACAAATTGACGAATTAAGTCCAACAATTCTTAAGGTTTCAAAAAATACTGCTACTGCTGCAACTGACATTGCTGCTGCTTACGCTCAGGCAGTCAAAGGTGGTTTATCACTTAAAGACGCTAACGCTGCCGTAACCGCTTCTGCACAGTTTGCCAAAGCTGAAAATGGAAGCCTTACAGACACGCTTAACGCTGCTCTTGTCGTTCAACGTTTGCACATTCAAGGAACAAAATCTGTTGCTCAAACAATGGACATTTTTACCAATGCAGTCAAGGATTCAAAATTAACTGCTAACGACCTTAACGCTGCCATGAGTGGTAAAGCACTTTCAGTATTCGGTGCTTACGGAATGAACATTCAGGAAATAACAACTTTGTTTGCTGGATTAGCTAACCAAAACATTTACGGTACACAAGCTATGCGTACTATGAATACTGCCCTTGCTGCTCTCGAAAAATCAATGACAACCGCAACAGGTAAAGCTACACCGTTAAATCTTGCACTAAAAGGAATTGGAATAAATCAAGCAACACTTGCTTCTGAGGTTAATAAGCCCGGTGGATTCCTAATGATTCTTCAGCAAATCAATGACGGTTTTAATAAATACGCAACAGCAGGTCAAAAAGCTCTTGGAATAACTGCATTTTTGAATACTGCATTTGGAAAAACTGTGGGTCCAACCCTCGCAAACTTTATGCCACAACTTCCAATGATGTTACAGATGTACGCCGATGCAAATAAACCCGGTTCTACTCTTGCGCAATTTAACGAATGGTTAAAATCTCCATCGGGTTCATGGCAAAACTTCCTAACTTCGTTACAAGATGCTTTAATTCCACTTGGAAATAAAATCTTGCCTGCATTGACAACGGCTCTACAAGCAATTACAAAAATTATGAACGCTCCTGCTGGAAGCACCACAAATAAACTCCTTAACATTGGTGCAATGATTGTCGGTGCGCTTACTGCGGGATTTGCAGCTTCAAAAATGGCAAACATTGGAATAACCATTGCGGAAGCTTTTGGTGCCACAATCGTAGGAGGCACGGCAACGGTCATTGGTGCTGCGGTTGCAGCAGGCGTTCTTGGTGCGTTAGCAATTTGGAAACTTGGCGCACCTACGCAAGCAACCGCCGATGCTGCACGTCAAGCATGGGATGAAAATAAGTTTAAGGGAATAGTTGACGTAGCTGCAATGACCGTGAATACATTTACTGGATGGTTCAGTAAAATAACTCACATTCCTATTCCAAACATTCCAATTATTCACGCTGCTGCAACGGCAAACTCAACTGCGGTTCCAGGCGGTAATTCAAGCGTAATGCCAGGAACTACACCGGGAACTGTAAAAATTAAGGTACATCCATAATGGCAGAAGGAATTGGAAGTTTTAATGGTGGCAACATTAACAACATTGAAATAGAAATTGACGCTGCAATGATTGGTGCATTTTTAGCCAAAAACCCTGAATTCATAAATGCCATTGCACTCGAAGTTCGTAATGCGTTATTAAAAGATGTCAGGCGTATGGAAAACCTATTTGCTAATCGAGCCGGTAAAAACGTAAACAATCAAACGCTTCCACCGCCGTCAACTCTTAATACAAATCAAGGAAATAGATTAACGTGACGCTTGCTTCACTTCCTACGCTCAACGTTTATGTAGCTTTCAATACCACCGCTAGTAGTGCCACGCTCAATACTGCTAATCAAATTCCATTTAGTAATACTTCTTATTGGACTAACGTCACTGCTTACGTTCAAGATTTTAATACCAATTCAGGAAAACAGCATTTTATTGACAGAGTGGAATCAGCAACGTTGCAAATAACGTTTAACAATAGAAACGGTTATTTTTCAGGAAGCCCAAATACTCTTAATGTGCGCATGCCTATTGGTGTTACGGCAACTTGGAACGGCACTACTTATCCTATTTATTGGGGTTTTACAGAAAGTATTAGAGAAAATGCCCAAGACCAGTTGAATTCTGAATTAACAGTTTCATGTTCGGATGCCAATAAAATGCTTGCGCTTCGATACATGGCTTCAACAAACTTTTGGGGGCAATACGCTAACCCATCATCAAATAACACATCAGGTTGGTATCGTGCAACAACGGCTGCAAGAGCAACTATTACAGGAGCTACTTCTGTTTCTGCTGGCGGTGGTTCGTACAACATTACATACAATGCTGTTAACAATTTTACAGTTGGTCAATACGT